TTTTTTTCCAAAAATATATCGATATTTACTTGTCTAAGGACCCTAAAAGTAGTATCTTTGCAGTATATTAAAAATGTGAGCGCAAACCATATATAAGCATTTTTGATAAGTAAGATTGACACTTAAAACAAACGAAAAGTGTTGATAATATAATTAACGCCACTCTTAAAAACAACGTGAGTGGACAAATAACAAACAATAAATTATGAGTAACGAGAAACAATCAATGCTTGATGCGATGCTTCAGCAGTATGCGGAGGCAACAGCACCAAAACAAAAGTCAAACACAGCGTTTGATAAAAAAAATTACTTTTCAACCTACATGCCAGAAGGGGAAACTAACTTAGTAAAAAGAGCTAGAATCCTACCAACTGAAGACGGCTCTTCGCCATTCATTTCAGTGCATCTTCATAGCTATGAGGTAGATGGTAAAAAAAGAAAATTCACTTGTTTAAGGAAACAAAACAATGAAGATTGTCCTTTCTGTGAAGCTAGAATGGAACTTTTAGCTACTGGTGAAGAAAGCGATAAAGAAATTGCTAAACTTTACAACGAGAGAGAGTACTACATTGTTAAGGTTATTGACCGAGACAATGAAGCTGATGGACCTAAATTTTGGAGATTCCCGTCTAATTACAAAAAAGATGGAATTTACGATAAAATTTTGGCTAACATCCGAATGTTAAAAACTGATGTTGGTGGTGTTGAAACTGGTAGAGATTTATTTATAAATATCGACCTAATCCCAGGCGTAGGTGGTAGAAAACCATATCCAGGTGTAACTTCTGTTATGGCTGATGCTCCAACTAGATTATCCGATAGCGCAGAACAAGAAACTGCATGGCTTGGTGATAAAAAAGCGTGGACAGATGTATATTCTACTAAAAACTACGAGTACTTAGCTTTAGTAGTGGATAATAAAATTCCAGTTTTTAATAAAGCGTTAGACAAATTTGTCGCTAAAGATTCAGATGAAGATACGTACTCAAAAGGTACTGCATCTAAAACTGAACCGACTAAAGCGTTAGAAAATGAGTTGGAAATTGGTGGTAAAAAAGCTGAAAGTATTGAAACTCCAGTATCAACTGAAAATACATACGTAGCAGATGTTGACGGTGTAGAAGATGCTGATGACGATTTACCGTTCTAAGAGAATGTGTAAAAGAAACACTAAGGTTAAAGGTATTCGTACCTTTAACCTTTTTTAAACACTAATAACCACTTTTTAAAAAAATACAACAAATGGCAGGTAAAAAACCTACAAAAAAAGTAGACAAAAAGGTATTCAATTTAGATACTTTTTTGAAAGATAATAACTTAGATAAAGAAGCAAAAGATAAAGACTTATCGTGGATACCACTATCAAAAGCGTGGCACGATGCAATTAAAATTCCAGGATTTCCTAGAGGTTACGTTAGCCTAATTAGAGGATTCTCTAACACTGGAAAATCAACAGCATTTTATGAGGGTATAGCTGGTGCACAAGCAATCGGAGATTTCCCTATAATAGTTGAGACTGAAGGAAATTGGAGTTGGTCTCACGCAAGACAATGTGGAGTAAAATGTAAAGAAGTTGTAGATAAGAGCACTGGAGAACTTAAATTAGTACCAGATGGATTTATTCTATATACTCAAGATGATATCTTCCAAAAATATAAGTTATATTGTCACAAAGAAAGCAAATATAAATCAACCGAAACTAGAGGTGAACCAGTAATTGAAGATGTAGCATTACTTATGCAAGATTATTTAAGATTACAAAGAGAAGGGGAATTCCCGATGAATATCGCATTTTTCTGGGACTCAATCGGTACGTTAAACGGATATCAATCAGCAACGTCTAGCTCTAGTAATAATCAATGGAATGCAGGTGCAATGAACAGTTTTCAATCAATTGTTAATTTCATGATACCATCAAGTAGAGGTCTTGATAAAGAATTTACCAACTCATTAGTTTGTGTTCAAAAAATATGGATTGATAATATGGGTGGCGGTATCGTTAAACATAAAGGTGGTGAGTTCATGTTCTTTAATGCTAGATTAATTGTACATATGGGTGGTATTGCCTCACATGGTACTACTAAACTTAAGGCAACAGCTTTAAGTCAAGAATTTCAATACGGTACTCAAGTAAAAATCAAATGTGAAAAAAATCACATTAATGGTATTACTAGAAATGGAAGTATCGCATCAACACCACATGGATTTATAAATCCAGATGAGTTGACTGAATATAAGAAAGACTATAGACAATTTATCCACGATGCGTTAAACGTACCATATGACACTGAATTAGGTGAAAAAAGAGAAGATGGTTCAGTTGAGAGTGGAGATATGACTGAATAATAACCTTTAAAATATTAAGAATATGGGCAAAAAGCCTAGGAGATATGGAGTGGTTACTGAAAAAAGTAATACTCTATTAATAGACGGAAATGCCCTATTCAAAAGAGGATTTTTAGGGGCAAAAGACCAATATAATAGCAACGGTGACCACATTGGAGGTATCTTCCAATTCATCACAATTGTTAGAAAATTACTTAAAGAGAGCCTATATCACAGAGCATTCGTGTTCTGGGATGGCGCTTTTAGTGGTCGAATGAGATGGGAAATATACTCGGATTATAAAGTTAGTCGTGATAAGGATTTCGTAAATGGTAGTCATCCTGTTGATGAACAAGAGGTTACTGAGAAATTTATAATTAGACAATATTTAGAAGAGTTATTTATTAGACAATATATGGATGAAACTAAAGCTGGAGTTGAAGCTGATGATTTTATTGCGCTATATTGTTCAACCAAAGAAAAAGGGGAAACTATCACAATATGTACAAGTGATAGGGATTTATGCCAATTAATTAATGAAGATGTTCAAATTTACTTATGTGACCTTAAAGAGTATGTTACTGAAGCTAATTATAACAAATATTTCAAACATCACGTTAGAAATTCAAAATTAATTAAGATTATTGGTGGTGACCAATCTGATGATATAAAAGGGGTTTCTGGTGTCAAAGAACCTACTTTATTGAAACACTTCCCAGACCTAATCAAGCGTGAAATGACTTTAGAAGAAGTTATCGCACAAGCTAAGATTTTACAGTATTCTAGGATAGATAATAAGCAAAAGCCTTTAAAAGCTTTAACTAACATTATACTAGGAGTTACTGATGGAGTCCAGGGTGATAAACTTTATGAAACTAATGAATTATTAGTCGATTTAAGCACACCACTGGTTAATGAAGAAAATGTAAAAATATTTAAAGATTTAAAAGGCCCTATAGGTGATATAGATAGTAGAGGGATTAAAAATGTGTATACGTTTATGAAACGTGATGGTATAGATAAATCCATCAATAATTTCAGTACTGAATACTTATTACCTTTTAAAGAATTAATAGAACGAGAGAAAAAACAAAGTAAGTAATATATGAAAGAAGAGAAAGATTTTAAACACTTAGGGTTACCATACCAAAAAAGGTTAATAGCGCAATTTATAACTGATTATAAATTCTCTAACAATATCATGGATATTGTGGACCCTAACTATTTTTCAGATGAATATCTACGTAAAATAGTGGCAACTATTAAAGAAGCGTATGAAAAAAAAGAAGTAATACCAGATATTGATAGTTTATCTTTTAGGTTAGCGGAAAGGAAAGATAATGCAATGACTAAAAAGTTCATTAACGCCCAATTAGCTCAAATAAAGGAAATCACTTTAAATGACTCGGATAAAGCTCAAGATATGGCAATGAGATTTTGCCAACAACAAGAACTAAAAAAATCAGTTGGTCAAATACAAGATATTATCGATAAAGGTGATGTTGATGGTTATGAGCAATGTGAAGATATTCTTAAAAAAGCTTTAGAAGTTGGTAATAATAAGGATGATGCCATTGATGTTTTCTATAATTTAGATGCAGTATTATCGGATGAATTTAGAAGTCCAATACCAACTGGTATTATAGGTTTAGATGCTAAGATGAATGGTGGTCTATCTAAAGGTGAATTAGCGGTTGTTTTAGCACCATTTGGTGTTGGTAAAACCACTTTTATGACTAAATTAGCTAGTAGCGCCTTTAATATAGGGTTAAATGTACTTCAAATATTTTTCGAAGATACACCTAAAATTATACAACGTAAACATTTAGCGTGCTGGACTGAAATTGCAATTAACGATTTAGGGTTACCAGAACATAGAGCGGAAATTGATGCTAAAATGGCTGAAATGGAAAGTGGTAAAGGTTACCTAAAATTAAAGAAATTTCCTAGTGATGGTACAACAATGCCAATGATTAAACAATACGTTAGAAAATTAGCTGCATCTGGGCAAAAACCAGATATTATTCTTTTAGATTATATTGACTGTGTTACGCCAACTAGAAATGGTGGTGATGCTAGTGAATGGTCTGCTGAGGGTGTTATTATGAGACAATTTGAAACATTACTTACTGAATATGATATGGCAGGATGGACAGCTATTCAAGGTAATAGAAGTTCTATTTCAGCTGAAACTGTAGATTCTTCAATGTTAGGTGGTTCAATTAAAAAAGGACAAATAGCGCATTTCTTATTATCAATTGCTAAAAGTCTTGAACAAAAAGAAACTGGTAGAGCTAATATGGCTATACTTAAATCAAGATTTGGTATTGATGGAGTTGTGTTTGATGATGTTTTATTTGATAATGCTAAAATACAAATTGAAGTTGAAGATGGAGTTTCTAAAACTGCATTAGAAAAAGAAAATAGTAAAGGTGCTGATGCTATAAAAAGAGTGCAAGATTTAATGGCAAAATTAAAACAAGATAGGGAAAATGATGCTAATGCTTAAAAAAATATAAAATATGAATGTAGAACATGAAAAATTAAGAAGTGATTACTTCAATGGTGATGACTTGGCGGTAAACGTTTGGAAAGATAAATATAAATTTGGTGAGCCGGGCTCAAATAATGAAGAAATTACCCCAGATTATATGCATCTTAGAATGGCTAAAGAGTTTTCCAGGATAGATAATCAATATCAATCAGAAGAAATCCTTAAATGGATAGCTGAAAAGGAATTACCTTTAAGTAAATATGGCATTAAACGTAATAATTTAACCGTTAGAACCATATATGAATTATTCAAAGATTTTAAATATATAGTACCACAAGGGTCAATTATGTCTCAATTAGGTAATTACACCCAAATAGGGTCATTATCAAACTGTTTCGTTATTGGTCAACCAGAAGATAGTTATGGTGGAATTATGCTTAAAGACCAAGAATTAGTTCAATTGATGAAAAGACGTGGTGGTGTAGGTATCGATATTAGTACATTGAGACCAAACGACACTCCAACATCCAACGCTGCGAAGACTTCAACGGGTGCTGTGTCCTTTATGGAGAGATTTAGTAACTCGACTAGGGAAGTTGCTCAAAACGGTCGTAGAGGAGCTCTAATGCTTTCTATCGATGTACGACATCCTGATGTTGCAGATTTTATTACCATTAAAAATGATAGAACTAAAGTAACAGGTGCAAATATTTCAATATCACTAAGAGATGACTTTATGGAAGCTGTAAAAGCTGATGAAGATTACATCTTGAGATATCCAATTGATAACACTATTAATCCAGACCCGACAATTACAGAATTTTTTAGTAAAATGCCGTATAATGAATTACATCAATTAGATGGTGAAAATTGGTTTAAAAGGGTAAGAGCTAAAGAAATGTATGAGCTTATTATTGAAAATGCTTGGGATAACGCAGAGCCTGGTCAAATCTTCATTGATAGACATTGGGATTATAGCCCAGATGGTGCATATGCTCAATATAGAGGTATTACAACAAACCCTTGTGGTGAAATATTTATGCAAGCCTATGACGCTTGTAGATTGATGGCATTGAACCTATATTCATTTGTAGATAATAAGTTCACTGAGAACGCTAAGATTGATTACGATAAGTTATATGAAGTTTCATATGAACAACAAAGATTAGCAGATAATCTTGTAGATTTAGAGTTAGAAAAAATAGATAAAATTTTAACTAAAATAGAAAATGACCCAGAGTCTGAAGCTAGTAAATCTGTCGAATTAAATCTATGGACAAGAATTCGTGATGTTGCATCTTCAGGTAGAAGAACTGGATGTGGTTTCACTGGTTTAGGTGATATGGTTGCATCTATGGGTGTTGATTATGATTCACCAGAAGGAATGGAAATTATCGATAAGGTAATGAGGACTAAAATGAAAGGTGAGCTAGATTGTACAATTGATTTAGCAATTTATAGAAGTCCATTTACTGGTTGGGATAAGTATACTGAATTTGAAGATAATCATGAAGATATCACTATTGGTACGAATTCATTCTATAGGTTCATTCAAGCGGAATTTCCAGAGCAGTATTTAAGAATGTATGAATATGGTAGAAGAAATGTATCATGGTCAACTGTAGCTCCAACTGGTAGTGTAAGTATTCTTACTCAAACTACTTCAGGATTAGAGCCAGTATTCTCAATATTTCCATATTTAAGGCGTAAAAAGATAAACCCTAATGATGTAGGAGTTAGAGTTGATTTTACTGATGAAAATGGTGACCAATGGCAAGAATTTTCTGTA